CGTATCCACCAACGCCTGCTGTCAGAATCTCTGGTGCAATCTGACCTATTTTAGCCTCAGTAGGCGCATACTTCTGTGCCTCCAATGCTTTTGGTGTGAATGTTTTAAGACCTTTTTCGGCAAGCTTTTCCATGCCAATCGCTCCGGCAACAGCAAGGGCAGGAACTGCAACTGGTGCCGCTGGGCCTGTAAACATTCCTGCAGCCCCACCAGCTATTGCCCCCATCCCAGCGGCTGCACCCTTAACAAGTCCAGCCGCACCGGATGCCATTCGAATATTGGCTGGAACATCAACCGCTTTTGTTCCTACAAACTCGTCAATCTGCGCGTCTTGTTCGGGCGAGTATTCCGGCAATGTGGATGCGTAAGCCTTTGTTTCGTCACCCCATTGTTTTGCAAGATTTAATTGCTCTGGATAAGATAATCCCTTGTACTCATCGGATGATTTGATTTCATCCCAAGATGGAGGTTCTTTAATTTGCTGTTCAGAACCCTGCGCTGGAAGGCGGGAAATAAATTCCGCCATGTTATTTAGCCGCTTTTGGTATTCTTGAACTTAACCAGCTTTGGGCGGTTTGTTTATTTCCAGCACCCCATTGGGCTATAATTGCTTCCCTAACTCCTTGTGGAGTATTTGGATCGTCACGCATTTGATTCATTTTCTCTGGCGTGGAAACAAATGTTCCACCACCAGGAAGCATGATTCCAATTTTGTCTTGGCTTTTCAATGCTTTTTGTTCTGATTTTTGTATGGCAATCTGGTGGGCTTGCTGGTCATCTGCGCCTTGGAATTTTGCCATGTCATAAAAATCATTGTAATCAGCCTGAAAGACATTCCTTCTCGCATTTGATAATTGCGCCGCTCCTTGACCGCTTAATGCAGTACCAGAAACTCCTTGATATTTGTATTGCTCGGTAGGAACTAATCCCTTCCCACCCATAAGAATATTTTGCATGGCCTGACCCCTAGCTTCAAGCATTCTATTTTGAATATCAGCAGCACCCTGTTGTTTGCTTGCCTCTAAAAGACTCATGCCCTGACCAAGTGCGGCTTGTTTTGCAACATCACCAAATTCAATTCCTTGTTGTTTTTGTTTTAATGCTTCCATGCGAATAGCCATGTCTTCAGCTAATGCAATTTTAGCTTCTGGAGTTTCACGTTCTTTTTCTTGTTTTGTAAGCACAGCATTTTCATATTCAATTTGTTTTTTTGCCGCTTCAAAGTTTCTTGCAGATTGAATCTGCGCCTCATAATCCCTAGCTGCTTGTGTTAATGCTGGCATAAATTAAGCTCTAAAAAATGCGTTACTCCCTGGTGCGCCAAATAATCCAGCGAATCCAGATATTCCGCCCAAAATGCTTGCCGCTTGCTGCGCTCCACTCTGCTGCCTAGAAATCGCCCCCACCTGTGCTCCGTATGTGCTTGCAAGATAATTAGCCTGCGACCCATAAAGATTCGCAAAAGTATTGGTAAGGCTAACTGGTATACTCTGATCCACCGCTTGATAGAACGGCTGTGCCGTACTTGGAGCTTGTCCAAACTGACCAGGCAATGCTTGGTTGGCTTGGATGTAGTTCTGGAACGCCGACTGCTGTGCGCCAGTACGTGCTTGGCCGAGGTTGTAGAGCGAAGGTCCGCCACCGATAAAGTTGGCAGCGGCACCAAGTCTGTTTTGTTGTAATCCTTCACGCAATGCCAAATCCCTCGCCATTGCCGCTCCGGTTGTCTCGCCAGACCCAAGGAATTGTTGCGCCGCCCCGTAACGCGCAAGCTTGCGTTGTTCACCGGCGGCACCAATCTGTGCTGCTTCCTGTACTGCCGGTCCAAGACCGAATATATTTCCACGAGCAGTCTGTGCGCCACGGATGGCCTGTTCGTATCCACGCCTTTCCTCGGCTCCCAAGGTCGAGCCAAGGCGAAGCTGATTCAGTGCTTCCTGTTCAATGGTGTTTCGAAGATCTTCTGTCTGCTGAGTAGTGGTTGCGCCAAGAGGCTGGGTTGCCATCTGGCGATATTGACGACCAAGACCAACCGCAGTCCTGTAGGATTCTGGATCAATCTGGCGCAACTGCTGGGTTGCACGCTCTTCGGGTAGCTGGAGATATTCGCGGAAAGAAGTGATCTGGCTGGCGGCTTCTGGTGATCCAATGGAAACAGGTTTAAAATCCTTGATCTGTTTTGTCGCATCCGTAACCGCGCTCTGCACGCTGGTTAAGTCGGACTTTAGCTGGTTGACATAAACCTGGCTGGATTCACGGCGAGCGTCACCGGAAGGAAGTTGGTCAAGCAAGGTCTGCGCTGCATTAAGGCGTTCTTGGATTCCAGCAATCTGTGCATTGCCACGATCAACCACAGAGTTAAGGCTGCCAAGCTTGCTGGTATTGTAATCATTGAGGATCTGATCGTCTGAAACTTGGTAGTTAAGTTTGTTGGCAAGATCGGATGCTCCGAAGTTGCCAGATGATCCCAATGCCATGACTGCTGGTGATTGTGCCATATTGGGTTGAGCTAGGGTTTGGTTGGGCTGACCAGTTCCGGCCAGTGCTGCAATTTGTTGGGCAAGCGTATTACGAGTGTTTTCTTGGCTTGTGACATCCGCCAAACGCTTTTCGTATGTTGATTGAAGATCTGCTATAGATTTATTCTGTGCTTGTTTTATAATTTGATTTGAGGCATTTGTTGCTTCTTCTATTGAATTATATGGATAATTTGGTGAGTCATTTCTGAATCTTTTCATACTTGAATCATAACCATCGTTTCTTGATCCGCTCCATGGTGCAGCAGAAATATTTCCATTTTCATCAACTGCATATCCATAATAAATTCCATTTCTTAATTGAGCCATAACCTATCCTTGTAGCGGAGGATTGGAGATGCTTGTACCAATCGTACCGTAAATATCCTGCGGAGGCATGGCGCGAGGAGCGAAGGCAACATTAGGCTCAACCGCTCCATAAGGCGAGGTTCCGTAAAGACGCGCAAACTGCTGGGTCATCTGCTGGCCTAACCCGCGATTTAAGGCATACGCCTGGGGGCTTTGTTCGTAGGACCGGCGCAATCCCTCTAAAGTGCGTTGTGGTCCGTATTGGCGTTCCATCTGCAAGCTGGACAAAGCAGCCGCTTGCTGGTCAAGAGCCGAAAGCTGGCGTTCCAAGGAACGCTGTTGTGGCATGTACTGTATGCGAAGCTTATTCTCCAAAGCAGCCATTTCCGGTGCCTTTTGGATATAGGTTTCTACGTTCTTTTTGTACGCCTCTGCATTAGCCTGCGCCACCGCATTGGGGTCGGGAGGAGGAGGAGGTGCTGGAATGGAAGGTCCGCCGCCCATATTAAGCCATAGCCTTTCGCATAAACTTCATATAATCGTATTGTTTCCTAACTCCGTTGCGGTTAAAGATTAGGCTCCTGCGGGGGCCAAATTCATCCCAAAGGATTGACAGCAGGCGTTTCATAGCCAAGAGGCTATTGGCATTAGGTTTACCATCAATACATGTCACAGTCAAGTCCACAAAGGCATCTGGAGAATTGTAGTCATGTTTATAATGCTCAATGTTTTGCGTTGAATCTAATGCCCTAGCAACAGCTACGCCAACAATCTCTTCGCCATCCTTAACTACGCCAACAAGATTATTGCGCTCATACCATGAAAACCAATCCCTAAAGTTAGGCCATCTAGTTTCAGGTACACCGGATGCCTCCACATACTCAGCAGCGGTCATAGGCTCTTTTGCACCTCAATGGTGTCAGGATTGGCAGCAGCCGTGATCTGGCGCACCGCCATCTTATTGGCCGCACTGGTGATCTTGATATTAAGCAACCTCCACTTCTCGTATGTCCGAAGGTCGCTGGCAAGTCTTTTCTTTACTGATGTGGGAAGGACGGCTGGAAGGGTAAATGGCAAGGTCAATGCCGCGCTGGATATGTTTAGGTTGGGTTGGACATCAATATCCCCAACATCAATATCACGCTGGATTGAGATGGACGCATCGGTTGAGTATGAATCGTCAAAGATAACCTCAAAGTGACTGCCATACTTGGCCGAGAAAGGATCGCCAAAGTTAAAGTCCTTGGTGCGGACGTAGGACTCGTAATTCACGCCTGCATCCTGGTAGTCTGCGGTTGTTGCCTGTGCCGGTGTTTTATAACCACTATACTTGTTGATCTGACCAGTGGTGGTTTTCAGCATCAACCTTACGCCTTCATCTTGGAAATTGGTCAGCGCAAACTGCATGACATTCGGAGTCCAGGTTCCTTCGAAAGCCTGTAGTACGGCATTGTAAACAAGGATGGTGTCATTAACGTCATTAGCCTCGCTGGGGAAAGCAAGCAGATACCTATTATCGTAGAAATGTGCGGTGCATACGCCAATCTTGGCGGTGTTGATGGATTGGATTACATCCTTAACAACCTCTGAAATAGGCAATCCAACCGATGTAAAATCATCAGCCGCAGACCGAATCAACGACCTAATGCCATCATCGGAAAGAAAGAAAATGTCTGAGTTTACCTGAACAGCCGTAGCCTCGGCCACGCATCCAATGTTATTTGATATAAGCTCAATCGTCCAATCCGCAGCCGTGGTCATGTCCGGAGGTATTGTCACTTGGAATATGCGCCGCTTCTTGAAGACGATGATTCGGTTCTGGTAGTAGGCAACGATGGCAACAATCTCATCGCCGTCATCACCATTGATGACTGAACTATTGGCTGAATCCCAAACCGAGGCATCCAAGATGTCTGATGCGTAAAGCGTGTTTCTTTGCGATCCAGATCCAACTCCAAACAACCGGTTCCCAGTATTGATTAAAAGCCTAAGATTGCTTGGAGGTGGGCTTACGGTTGCCGTGGCGGTTGCACCAGAGCCATCTCCAATGATTGTTACGGTTGGTGCGGAGCTATACCCAGATCCACCATCGACAACGGTCACTCCGGTTACTGCACCGCCAGCAACAGTTGTGATTAACTGAGGATAGGTTCCACCCCACTGCGGTCCAGTGACAATAGCTGTTGCGCTGGTATATCCAGAGCCAGCCGTTGTAACCGTGATTGCCCTAACCTTTCCAGCTTGTCTTGTAACAATACTTCCATCAAAATAATAAAGATCACCATCGCCATCAGCCATGTACATCTTGTCGTTAAACTGCGCCATCTTGACTGAGGAATCTATTGAGGAAGAAAATCCGTCAGCCCATTTTTCAGCCTCAGATCCCCATGTTCTATTGACCTGTGACCATGTTTCGTCTGCCGGATGAATGTCAGCAGATCCAGTTGAATCAATCGTATAAACTCGACCTTGCGTTACCGTGATAAGTCGTTCAGTTGCGGAAGTATCATAATATCGCATCCCACCAATCGAGCCTTCCGCGCTGGTTGCTGTGGTGCTAAAACTTGTGACTCCGCGCCTTGTCTCCAGACTTCCCTTTGGGGATAGCGTCATATTAGACAATTCACGAACCTGGTTTTCCGCCAATAGGTCGGATTGCAGACCGCTGGCCTGACCACCCGCAAAACTGCGGATGCCGTCAAAAGCTAACAAATCATCAAGATTGTCGCTATAATAGCCCACGTTAAGCAGCCGTAATTTCTTCGGTCATCAAATCGCCAAGGCTGACCGGAGTGATTTGCTTCACACCACCAACCTGGCTTAGTTCGTAGCTGGCCATCGCCGCAAGGTCTGCATTGGCGGCCTGCACAACTGATTGCGCCTTGGCGTACTGCCTCTCGCGCTCAAGTGCATCGGCATGGGTAAGAGCAAGTACAACATGGTGTACATGCGGAAGGCGAAGCTCGTCATCCAATGCGGTTGAGGCTGGAGGAAAATCAACCACAATGTTGGTTCGGGTTAGGCATTTCAACTTCTCAACCACACGCAAGGTTTCAGTCCCAGCCGTAGCCAGCCTTGGGTAAAGATCGAGCTGGGCAATCCCACTTGTGTTTCGACCCGTAAAGTGATAAAGCACCGGCGTTCCAGTTCTTGTCTCCTCAAGTAAATCCGCATCTTGGCTGATGATGGTTGCAAGATCAATCGGGTCTACTTCAGATTGATCGTAGGAAACCGAAAGCGGAGTTTCAACATTGGTGCCAAGTGTAATGGTGCGATTGGTTCCAACAGAATAAGTGGAGCTAGTAACGCTCTCACGCCAAGGTGCAAAGTTCCATACCCGCCTGTAAGCCAAGCTTGCGGCTTTTTGTAGAAAGGTTAAGGTGTCGGAGTCGGTCTTGCCGACTTTTTCACCGGCGAATTGGGCGATTTCGGATAGGGTCATTAAGATTCTTTAATTAAGAATAGAAGGCCACACCGACTTGATTTCATCTACTGTGTTGCCAGGAATATCAATAGTCGTTACATCGCGCAAAGCTTGTTTCTTGCTTGCAATCTCGGACTGCTTGGCTTGGTCGCCGGATTCAACGGCGCGTATAAAATCAATGTCAAGCGAGGAAAGCCTTACCTTGCGTGCCTCACGCCACTTGTTCTTCCAAATTGCCTTGGCTTTGTCGGAGTTAAACTTAATTCCTCCATTAACCTCAAGCGCATCACGGAATGTCTGGTCGGATGGAAGCTCTGAATTGTCGATGATAATATATTCGACACCTACTTGTATGTTTGAAGATGCAAATTCGTTAATCTTTGATTCGTCATCAAGAACTGGAATAATAACTCCAAGCCCACCTTCGTGATTATATGCAATAATTTTAGCCATATTATGCTCCAAAAACCACAACAGAAAGGTAATCTAAATTTGTTTTAACAGCGGCAGTAGTCGATGCGATTACTCTCAATGAGGTTGCCGAACTAATATCAGCAACAACAACATAATTGAATGAAGACGATAAATTGCCATCAGCAGAAAACGCCATTCCCGTTCCAATGCTTGTGTTGAAATTAACAGTATACTCACCTGTGGCTCCGTGGTTAATTGAATGAACATTAAATGAACTCCGGACTGCATCTGTTGATCCATTCCAAGATGCCCACCCTTTCGCAACACGTTTTGCAACATTTGTTGATTCGCTTGTGCTGGTCGATAAAGCATCAAAATAAATACTATTTGTACCGATGCTTGAACTTGCGGCAGCAGTGCTTACGGTTAATATTCTTCCCTTGGAATCAACATTTACAATTGGATAAGATGAAGAGTTGCCATACGTTCCTGATGTAACTCCAGTTGTCGACAGGGTCGCAGTTCCTTGACTTATTGACACATCTCCAGCAAGAGTTGTTGATAAATTTACAATAGTTCCATTTGTGCTGTTAATTGATCCTGAAAATGTTCCTGTTGAATTAATGATTCCACCAAAAGTTCCACCAGTAATGTTTGCCGTGCTTGATGTAAGCGTCTGGATTGTCCCGTTTGTGACGTTGGCCGCAGTAGATGTAGTCGTTCCAGCCGTAAGCGTTGGAATCGTTCCAATCGTGATGCTCGCAGTGCTTGAGGTAAGATTAGGAATCGTTCCAGTAGTAATCGTTGCGCTGGTTGAAACAGTGCGGTTGCCTGTAGCCGTACCAAAAGTCAACGCTCCGGTTAGGTTTAGATTGGTATAAGTTCCACCAGTAAGCGCATCATCAAACAAATTTGATACAGTCGTCTGCCTAGGAGCATCACCCGCCGTCAAGCTTGCATCGGCGATAAGGATGCTATCTGCCGGATCAACCGCCGTGAGGCTAGGCTGATCCGTAATCAACGCTTGGTAAATGTCCGTACCGTCAATAAGATTGTGCAGACCGGCGGCGGTCACCGTACCATTGGTAGAGAAGGTCTGGGAACGATTGAATTTGATTGCCATATTAAGCTGTAAACCTCAGTGCGGTTGCGTATAGCGTTCCTGCTG